GTAACTGGATACAAGATGTTAATAGTTGACCAGGATTGGATAGTGAAAAATCAAGACCAGATAATTCTCAATGAGTTGTTTGATGAAAAGACTATTAGAAAGATAGAGAAATTATATGAAACTAGTAAAAAAATCTCAAATCGACAAGCCTAATATAGTATATGACCTAGAAATTAAAAACAACCATAATTATATTGCAAATGGAGCAGTTGTCTCGAACTGCCACGCTGCCAAAGCTGACGCACTCAAGTCGTTGTTGACTGGACCCTTTGCTAACGTGCCCATCCGTTGGGGCTTAACTGGCACTGTTCCCAAGGAAAAGTTCGAGTTTGTTAGCTTGCACGTCAGCATTGGTCAAGTGGTTAATAGGATTGCGGCTGTTGAGTTGCAGGACAAAGGTGTGCTAGCACAGTGCCACGTTCAAGTGCTGCAAACGCAGGACACCAAAGAGTTCCGTGACTTCCCCGGCGAGATGAAGTATCTGTTGGGAGATGAAAAGCGCCTGGACTGGTTGGCTGCTAAGATCAAAGAAATCAGCTTGACAGGCAACACGCTGGTAATGGTCAACAAGATTGACACTGGTAATACACTGAGTGCTGCAACTGGTGGCGTGTTCATCTCTGGTAGTGTCAAGGTCAAGGACCGCAAGGAGACCTACAACGAGGTTCAAACCAGCGACAACGGCATCATCATTGCTACCTATGGCGTTGCGGCTGTGGGCATCAACATACCGCGCATCTTCAACTTAGTAATGGTAGAGCCCGGCAAGAGCTTTGTGCGGGTGATCCAAAGCATTGGGCGCGGGGTGCGCAAAGCCGAAGACAAGGACTTTGTGCAGATCTGGGACGTGACCAGTAAGTGCAAGTTCAGCAAGCGCCACCTTACTCAGCGCAAGCATTTCTACAGAGATGCCTCATATCCATTTAGTATTGAAAAAGTATTTATTGAGTAATTCTATCTAGAGGCTAAATGCTAGAGATAGGAGAATTACATGTTCGACAACAGCAAATACACCCAATGGTATAACGCAATCATTGAGTCAGCAAAGATACGCAACATTCATGGATATGTTGAGAAGCACCATATTGTTCCTAAGTCGATGGCTGGGTCTAACAGCAAAGACAACATTGTTGCATTGACTGCTAGAGAGCATTTCCTGTGTCATTGGTTACTAACTAAGATGGTTGATTCTCCGGACCACGTTCAAAAGATGAACCTGGCATTGGGGAGGTTTGTGCAGAACGGACAAGGACAGGATAGAATACTATCAGCGCGACACCATGAAGTTGCCCGGCTAGCTATTTCTAAAGCCCGGACTGGCAGCAAACACACCGACGCAGCAAAAAACAAAATGTCTGAGAGTAGAAAAAACAAGACACCGTGGAACAAAGGACTAACAGGGTTCAAACATTCTGCAGAGTCAAACCTGAAAAGGTCGCAAACAATGAAAGGCAAATCCTTCGAAGAGCGTGTTGGTGATGCTAAAGCTCAAGAGATGAAGAAGAAAATCTCAGAGGCAAAAAAGGGACATACTAGCGGCATGACAGGCCGAACACACTCTGACGAGACCAAACAGAAGATGCGCGAGAAAGCAATCTCGCGCAATCAGAAGGTTTATATTGAATAACCCGTCAATCTCGTGTAACGTAAACACAACACTCAAGGAAAACATATGAGAATACTCACCGAACAGAATACCTGTTTTGAGATGACAGAATTTCCAGAAGTGGTAGACGACCTACGGTTTTGTGTGCTTGACAACAGCAATCCTAAGGACCCGGACTACTTCTTCATTCCTCTGATCTTCCTCGAAACATTCAACGACCCAGCGTTTGTGCTGCGCATTGGCGGCAAGACCATTCGTATGCCCTACAACTGGCAAATACTGATTGGGGAGCCCGACTACGGTGACCTTGAAGTGTTGCCACTCAGCAGGCTCAACGACAGAAACTTCAAAGCATTTGCGTTCAATCCACTTAGTAGCAGCATGGCTGACTTTGACGAGATTGAGATAACAGATGTGTATGCTGATGTCAAGTGGTATTTCCCCAAACTCAAGCCTGGGCAACTGTTGGCAGTGCCACTAGAGACAGGACCAAAACCCAAATGTGCGTTCTTCGTTAAGGAGATCGGCAGGCAAAGCGAAATCGTAGACATCACAAAGGCTTGGTAACATGGCTGACGAACCAGGAATCACAATACCGGGCTTGTTTACAGCCATCCATCGCAAGGACAGAGATTGGTTTGACCGCCTCAATGAGGAACAACAGCACAAGTTTACCCATTGGGTCTATAACCGCTGGTTGAGCGCAGTAAAGCATTGTGATCCAGACATGCAACGATACTACTTGATGGCGGCCAACAAAATTGTCAACCGTGACATGAGTCGTTTGGTTAAGAACCATGGCAAGTTGGTCTACTTGCTGATGACAACCATCCCGTTTGAAACCAACTACCTGGAACATCAATTCCCAAAGCCAATGCCGCAAAACAAGAAGAGCAAGTCGGTCAATAACAAGGCCAAGATTCTGGCCACACTAAACCCAAGCGAGAAAGAAGACAACATCCTGGCACTGGCTGAGCTCATGACTGACGCTGAGTTTGAAGCACTGTTGGTTGAGCACGGATGGGAACCAAAGAAGATTAAGGCAGAGCTGAAAAAGTGAGCATGGGCGACATCATACGAGCAGCTAAGGCACTAGGTCCACTGGACCAAAACTTCAAGTGCCAATACTGCGGCAAGGCCTTTGTGCGTGAAAACACATTGACCAGCCATATGTGTGAGCAAAAGCGTCGCCACATGCAGAAGGGCGAGAAGGGTGTGCAGTTTGGCTACTACGCCTACCTCAAGTTCTACCAGTTCACACAGGCCAAGAACGCAACACGCAACTACGAGGACTTTGCCAAGAGTCCGTATTACAGCGCGTTTGTCAAGTTTGGGCGGCACATTCAAGCTATTGATGCAGTAGCACCGGAGCGCTACATTGAATGGATCATCAAGGCCAACAAGAAGCTAGACTATTGGTGCAAGGATGAGTTCTACGTTGAGTATCTCAGCAGCTACCTCAAGACGGAAAACACCCAGGACGCACTTGAGCGCAGCATTGTGGAAATGGGAACCTGGGCAGAACAGAATAGCAGCAGAGTCTGTGATTTCTTTCGGTATGCAAACACCAACCGCATTACTCAACTTGTCACCAATGGTCGAATCAGTCCATGGGCTATCTACTGTAGTAACAGTGGAGTAGAGATGCTGGAGAAACTAGCACCGGAGCAGGTTGCGCTGGTGTTCCCATGGATTGATCCTGATTACTGGCAAAAACGGTTGAAAGCTTATCCAGCTGACACTGTATGGTGCAAGGACATAATGAGGGAGGCTGGGTTCTAATGGACGTAGACATCGACAGCGGCAATAGAGAGAACATACTCAAGCTGATTCGCAGCACACCAGCTATGATGAGCCGCAACGGTGTGGTTGGTAAACATGCCAGCGGCGTGTATGTCACCAAGATACCGCGCGATCCGGAGACTGGGCTATGCACACTGGACTACCAGGTAGCAGAAGACCTGGGTTACATCAAGCTGGACTTGCTAAACCTAACGTTGTATGAGCGAGTTACTGGGCCAGAGCACTTGGACAAGCTGGTCAGCACTGAACCAGACTGGAGTATGTTGACGCGACAAGCGGACGTTGACCAGCTGATCCACATCAACGGTCACTTCAGCACGTTACAGAAGATGCCAGAACCAGTGGACAGCATCCCCAGGATGGCTATGTTTTTGAGTGTGATGCGCCCAGCCAAGCGCCGCTTGATCGGGCTACCTTGGAAGACAGTAGGGGAGACGGTGTGGATCAAACCCACCGACGGCAGTTACGCTTTCAGGCGTAGTCATGCGGTATCTTACGCACTTCTTGTTGCAGTGAACATGAACTTAAATATGGGCGTTAAGTAGTGTGATTACTTGATTCAGTATAAATACACTGAAGGAAGAACAATGTCACGCAAAGGTTGCCCTAACAAAATACAAAGCGGTATTAGCTATCCGCGCAAATGCAGTGAATGCGAGTATGTCTCTAATAACCCATCGATGTATTCGTATCACAAGAAAACACACGACCCTATACCAGCCGGTCAACTATGCGATCATGGCTGCGGCGAACCTGCACAATATCGCGGCACTGGTGGTGTCTACTCGTGTAGTCAAGTGATTCAGCATTGCCCGGGCTATGTTAGCAAGCATTCTGAGCGCGTCAAATCTCAGTGGATAGGTGCAGACAGTCGGCGCGTTGCTACACGAGAGACATTTCTAACGCATTGCAGTGGTGTGCCCGAAGTCTTAGCAAAACAAAAAGCAACACTTCAAAAGAAATGGGGAAACTTTACGCCAGAGGAGATGAGAAACTTCAGGCACTATGCTCGTCGAATCAGATCACGTGCGCAATGTTGGGCCAAGCAAGAAGGCCATGTTCTAGGGCAGCAAACCTATCACGTTGATCATAAGTTAAGCGTTTGGGACGCTTGGCATGCCGGGTTGTCCGAAGAGATAGTAAATCATCCAGCTAATCTGCAGATCCTAGAGGCGAAAAAGAACTCCTCAAAAGGAGCAAAGAGCCAGCTAACTCTTGACGAGCTAATGCAGCTAATCAACAGCGGAGTCTAGTCCATGCGACGCACAAGTTGAATGCTCTTGCGCTTGGTCCTCTTGCCGCTTAGTTCTTCTAACCTGACGCAGTGTCCCACTAGGATCACCACTTCTTTGCTGATCAACGTTTTGGCACAATAGTTGAATCGTCGCCAATCGTGTCGCAGAAATATGTTGATTGGAATTGTTCTATTACTTTCCCACCACCAAACGTCTGCCAGCTCTAAGAACATCTTGCGGTCCTCTTCCGTCTTCAAGCTACCGTAATCGTAGATCGTTGTTACGTCGCTGTCTTGGTTTTGGATCACGCAAACGAACTCATTGTCAGAATATCGCACCACCGCTAAGAACGGGTATTTCTCTAGCATATTTTCTATCTTGTTGCTCATAAATAGTTCAGTGAGGGCAGTAAATTGAATGCTGCACAACGATATTTACCAGCACTAAATCATTAGGTATTTGCAGCCTTTCGTCGCTGCCATGCTTCTGCTAACTTACGTTTATGCTCTTCGGATTTAGGTTTGCCTTTGCTTGCTTGCGACATCTTTAGCTTGGTTTCAGCTGACATTGTTGCTCCGCGCTTGCTAGTGGCAATTTTCATTTTTGTTTCGTTACTAACCGGTGGCCTATTCTTATGAGACTCTGAGATTTTTTGTCTAGTTTCGATTGAAGCTGGCGCACGAGATTGCCATGCAATTGACATTTTTTGTTTAGCCTCGTCCGAATGCTTTACAAGCTTGAAACGGGGACGATTGCGATAGCAGACTCGAATCGCTAGTTTTGGGTCTCCCCGGTGTTCTTGGATAAGTTCTTGCTCAAAGTCATACGCATCGGATTTAGCAGTATCAGTGAAGAATTCGGCCACGATAGTGATGCTGTATTCTTCACACGGATGAGATAAGTGGTTGCTGCTGGTTTTGTATTTGGCGCCAATGTCTGGGCCGCTGGCACTTTGTTAGCGCAGCGGTAGCCGATATAGAACTCACCACTTGGGTGGTCTATGCGATAGACGTATGGGTAAATATTCATGCTGTTGACCTCCCAGACAATAGAGTAGTTGGAGTTGGCGCTCGCGAACTATACTTATGATCAGACGTCATAAATATGCAATAAGGGGTAGCGAATGTATTCTACACAGGCGTATTTGTATGATCAAATTCATTGGGTAGTGCTAGGCATTGGGCCCATAGATAGGTATAACCGAATGTTTTACACAAAGACAATCAAGCTGTTTAAGGGAATTGACAACCATGTCAAGTTCCGCATTCGCAACCAGAATCAAAAGGACGTGAACGTCGGTGCTAGCACGTTCCAGCTATACATCATGGACCCAGCTGGCAACGTTCAACTCTACACCAGAATGTTGTCACTAGATGACCCCCAGCATGGACTGATCAAAACCACCATTCCGGAAGAGGACCTGCGTAACCTAGAGCCAAAACTGTATCACTACAGCCTGCGCATGATTGACGGCGAAGGCGTGGAACACCCAGTCTACGTGGATGACAACTACAGCGCCGCAGGCGTGATGGACCTAGCTGACAACGCTTACCCCACCGCAGTGCCTGCCGTGACAGCCACCATTGGCGCCTATAACAACAACGTTGCCTACAGCAGCCAGATTAACCTAAGCGAGAGCAGCACCGGTCACCACACTGTCGCCTACTACCTTGCCGACTTCACCGGCACCATCACTGTTGAAGGACGCGTGGATCAATCACTTAACACACCGTTTGGTGATGTAGGCGCAATAGTTATTACCAACACCTATGCTGGTGCAACTAGGATTTATCCTGTTAATTTCACTGGCATGTTTACCAGCATTAGATTTAAGATTGAGCGCACATCGGGCACGGTAACTAAAATCCTTTACAAGAATTAACTGCCGCCCTAGACCGACGCTTTGTCTCGGAGATCTTCTGTTTGTGTTCAGCTGAGATAGGTTTCCTGCGTTTCGCCTCTGAGAGTTTCCGTTTAGTCTCATCTGATTGTTTCCTTCCTACTTTGCCACGCTGCGCCTCTGACATTTTCGCCCTAGTTTCGGTCCGAGTGGGTTGTGCCAGCAGTGCTAAATCGAGGTTTTCCAAGTGTGCAATGTTGATTGGCTAAGTTGGGATCTTCCCAGTGCTCAAATATAAGTGCCTGTTCGAAGTCGTATGCGTCGCGTTTTCCTGAGGGCAGATAAAATTCAGCCAGGATAGTTTGCGTGTATTCCTCAAATGGATGACTTAAATTTTTGGTGCTGGTTTTTGTATATGTGTCCGAAATCAAGATGAGATGGTAGTTCGTTAGCGCATCGAGAACCGATATAGAACTCACCACTTGGGTGGTCTATGCGATAGACATACGGGTAAATATTCATGCTGTTGCCCTCTCAGGCGATAGAGTAGTTGGGACGCCACACCCGCGAACTACACTGTTATTTATGATTTTTTGCTTGATAAAGCTGTCAATTTCTGCTATTATAATATGATGACAAATTCTATTCAATCCGCATTGGTGGGTGTGCTTCCAGCGCGCCGCAAACAAGCCAGTAAAGGCTGGATTTCCTTTGACGCGAAATGTTGTGTCCACAACGGAGAGACTGCCGACAAGCGCAGCCGCGGTGGACTACTGTTAACACCTGAGGGTGGGTTCAGCTACCACTGCTTCAACTGCCAATACAAAGCCAGCTGGAAGCCCGGCTACCACCTCAACTACAAGACACGCAATCTGTTGAGCTGGATGGGTATGCCAAGCGAGCAGATACAGGTGCTGGTGTTTGAGGCCATGCGCGACGTTGATCGCACTGTGGTTGCAGAAGAGCTCAAGAAGAAAGCCGCCAGCTTCACGCCCAAGCCGTTGCCACACATGGCAGGGCTAGCGGATCTTGTTGCTGCTGGCGCGCACCTTGAGGACGAGAACCTGGCCCGTGCTGTCAGCTACTTGACAGACCGTGGCTTCACACTAGACGACTACAACTGGCAATGGAGCCCCGACATTGAGCATGGGTTGAACCGGCGCGTGATCATACCCTACACCTGGCAAGGACAGACTATTGGCTACACTGCCCGCAGCACCAGCCCCACCAGCAAGCTAAAATACTTCAACCAGATAGACAGCGACTACGTCTTCAACGTTGATGCACAGACGCCAGAGCGGCAGTTTGTGTTGGTAACAGAAGGGCCGCTTGATGCGATTGCAGTGGGCGGTGTTGGCGTGCTAACAAACGACATCAGCCCAGCCAAAGCAGACATCATTGACAGCCTAGGGCAGAAGGTCATCGTTGTGCCTGACAGAGACAAAAGCGGCGCCCGTCTGGTTCAGCTGGCTATGGACTGGGGATGGGGTGTGGCCTTCCCAGACTGGCAGGCGGACGTCAAGGATGCGGCAGCAGCCTATCAACGCTATGGCCGTCTCTACACACTGCGCAGCATTCTAGCCGGAACCGAAACCAGTGCCCTCAAAATCAAATTGCGTTCTCGGGGCGTTTTCAACTAATATAAGACAAGTAACCTAGTGAGATAAATGTTAATTCAGATGCTGATGATAAATAAAGGTGTAGTTCGCGGATGTGGCGTCCCAACTACTCTATCGCCTGAGAGGGCAACAGCATGAATATTTACCCATATGTCTATCGCATAGACCACCCAAGTGGTGAGTTCTATATCGGATATCGCGGCACCAATAAGGTGCCCGCCGAAGCAGACTTTGGTATTAGATACAAAACCAGCACCAAACTTCTCTCATACCCATTTGAGGAATACACCCGGACTATCCTGGCTGAGTTTTATCTGCCGACTGGAGCAACTGACGCTTACGACTTCGAACAGGCTCTCGTATACGAGCACTGGGGAGATCCTGGGTTGGTTAACAAAAGATGCCACCATAATGGAAAGACTCGATTTAGCAGGTCGGGGATGAAACTCTCAGATGAAACCAAACAGAAGATGGCTGAAGCAAAGCGAGGCAAGGCCCACTCAGTTGAAACCAAGCAGAAGATCTCAAAGGCAGAACGCGGCAAGATTGTCTCGGACGAGACCAGGGCAAAGATGTCAATGGCGAAGCGCGGAAGGAAATTCTCAGATGAATCGAGACAGAAGATGTCTGATGCGCATCGTGGAAAGGTCCATTCAGCCGAATCCAGAGCAAAGATGTCGGCAACCCGCCGTGCCAAGGTAGGCGAGAATAGTAAGGACGGATTTAGCTAATGGCAACAAAAGATTACAGCATAGACCTGCAAAAACTGTTTCTAGAGATCATGCTGGCTGATGCACAATCTTATGTCAGGGTGCAGAATATATTCAATCCCATCAATTTTGACCGCAGCATTAGAAGTGCTGCGACGTTTGTCTCTGAATACAGCACCAAATACAACAGCCTGCCCCCAGCAATGACTGTTAAAGCAGAGACTGCGGTTGAGCTGGCAGTGATTGACAGCTTGGACGAGGCCACCACAGAATGGTTCCTCAACGAGTTTGAAAGCTTTACCAAGCATGAAACGCTCAAGCGCGTGATCCTTGAGAGCGCAGACTTGATTGAGAAGGGCGAGTATGACCCCATCGAAAAGCTGGTCAAGGATGCAGTGCAAATCAGCTTGACACGTGACTTAGGCACGGACTACTATAGCGATCCACGCGGACGATTGACCAAGCTGAAAGACGGCAACGGACAGTTTAGCACGGGCTGGCTAACGCTGGACAAGCGGCTGTTTGGTGGCTTCAACAGAGGCGAGCTGGAAATCTTTGCGGGCGGCTCGGGTTCGGGCAAAAGCTTGTTCATGCAGAATCTGGCGGTCAACTGGACCACTGCTGGCTTAAACGGCGCCTACATCACGCTGGAACTCAGCGAGGGCTTGTGCGCCATGCGTATGGACAGCATGACCACTGGCATTCCAACACGCGAGATCTTCAAGGACCTTGACGGCGTTGAGATGAAGATCCGCATGATGGGCAAGAAGGCTGGTGCCATGCGCATCAAATACATGCCCAGCCAGAGCAACGTCAACGACATCCGCAGCTATGTCAAAGAACTACAGATCCAGACTGGCGTCAAGCTGGACTATCTCTGCGTTGACTACCTTGACCTGCTCATGCCCGTCAGTGCCAAAGTTAGCCCCAGCGACTTGTTTGTTAAGGACAAGTATGTCAGTGAAGAACTGCGCAACTTGGCCAAGGAACTGGACCTGGTGCTGGTTACAGCTAGCCAGCTGAACCGCAGTGCAGTTGAAGAAGTAGAGTTCGACCACAGCCACATCAGCGGTGGTATCTCAAAGATCAACACCGCGGACAACGTGTTTGGTATCTTCACTAGCAGAGCAATGCGCGAACACGGGCGCTATCAGATCCAGCTGATGAAGACCCGTTCCAGCAGTGGCGTTGGACAAAAGGTTGACCTGTTGTTTGACATCGACAGCCTGCGCATTACAGACGCTGGCGAGGATGGACAAGAGGACAGCGCAAGCGCACCCAAGCCACCTAGCAGCATTTACGAAGGCTTGAAGAAGCGCGTCTCCAGCAAGGGCGGTGATGCCGGCGGAGAGTTTGTTGTTGAGGATGAGGGCAAGGCACCGGGCACTGCGCAAAGCACCAAGCTCAAGAGCATGTTGGCTGGCTTGAAGACTAGCTGACTTTGATCAAGTTCGGCTAAATATTGGTATGAAGAAACACACCCGCAGTATCCTAGAAGAGATCGGCAACATGGTCCCTGAAAAGGACCGTGCCATCGTCATTGAAAGCAGGGCTAACCATGCTATCAGTAGCGCGATCAACATCATCAACATGATTCGAGAGAGTTATGATGACGAAACGGCTGATGAGTTAGAGCGTCGCTTTATCAACAGCATACGAGGACAGGATGCCAGCAAGTTTGTTCGTGGAATAAGGAAGTTTCAGAAATGAGAGTCAACGAAATAGTAACAGAAGCGCCAGCTGGCGTTGGCTACCGTGGTATGGTTGCCAGCATCAACCAGCGACATGCCGCAAAGAAAGCAGCTATAAACTACAGCGATCCCGCTGTCAAGAAGAAGCTTGCGGCACAAAATTACGGCAAGTGGATCAAGTATGTCAAAGCACGCCGCAGTAAAATTGACATGGCTGACCCAAAAGTGTATCGAGCAGAACTGCTCAAGGTTTTCAGCGACGGCGGCCAAATTGACCTAGGCAACGACTTCAAGGCGCGCGTAGCAGCGTCAAAGCTGTCTACCCGAGACGTCAAAGGATTGGTTGCTCTGGCAATTGATGTCAGGGCCGCAGCAAAAGCAAGACTGGCGCCCGCAGCAGAACCAACCGCAGCAGCGCCCAAAGCAACACCACAAGCTGCACCTGAGCCAACCGCAGCAGCGCCCAAAGCAACACCACAAGCTGCACCTGAGCCAACCGCAGCAGAGCCCGAACCAGCACCAGCGCCCGCAGCAGAACCAACCGCAGCAGAGCCCGAACCAGCACCACAAGCCACCCCAGAACCCGAGCCAGCGCCAGCCACCCCAGAACCCGAGCCAGCGCCAGCCACCCCACCTCGTGCAAAACCAGCAGCCAACGCTCGTCCGAATACTGTTAAAGTCGCCGGTGAACCCTGGAAATGGGACGGAGAAAAATGGCGCAACCCTAAAGGCGCCGCAGCCGGAGCCGGGATGGCAGCGGCAATCGAAGCGTTCATTGAGGAACAGAACAAATGAGCTACGAATTCATCAAAGAACTAAGCGAAGCTCGAATCTTCAAAAACCCAACCAAGATGGAGCCAACGGGCACAGGCCAGATCGCCGACAGCATGTTTAACGCGGTGTTGTCTATACAGATCCTGCGCTATGAGAACCCAGAAGCTGCAAAACGCTATGCCAAGAAGACACTGTCAACAGGCATGGACGGCTGGCGTAGCAGTGGCAGCGATCTCAACAACATGGCGCAGTTGATGATGAACCCAGACCGCTACAAGGACAAGATTATAGTAGACCGCCAGGTGAGTCTGCCAAGTATGCAGCTCAAAGGATGGCTACGAAACATTGCACAAGGCAGGGAAGACACTGTCTATGATAGGAAATTTCTGCTTGCACTACAAAGACAGCTGGGAGTGATAAGCCCAGGGTTGATGGGTGCAAGGAGACTGGTTGCCGATTGGCCTCGAACCATTGGCA